AGCCTACGAATGATGAGCGTCAGGCATTTATGGTTAAATTAGAAAATTACATAAAACAAATTTACTCTTCTTCAGGAGCAACTCCTATGGGTAATCCAAATTTAGAAACCTTCGATACACAAACACAAAATGAGATAACTGAAGGATTTAATGAAGTAGATAGACAGCTTGAAGAAGAAGCACAAGAAGTAAGAAATAATACAGTAATTGGTACTGGCTCTGATGGTAACGAGATAACATTAAGTGGTTATGTTGCAAATGTAATGGAAAACTTAAACACTATGGACGTGCCTAAGTTAAGAAAAACAGTTATTGAAGGTATTATTTCTGAAGACGAAAAGTACAGACAACAAACATTACCTAAAATAGAAAAATACATTAAATCAATTATGGGTGATAACTTTACTCAAGCTAATATTGATATGATGTCTTTAAAAGATAGAGATAATATGGTTATCCAAGTTGCTCAAAATCTAAACATGACAACTGGTAATAAACAAGACGACCAAAAAGTATACCAACAAATAAGTAAAATATTCCAATCTTTAATAGGAGAATAATAAATGGCAAGTTTCAGCTCATTTGACACCCCCACAACAACAGAAGAACAATCTTCAACAAACAGTATTTATACCGTACCTGAAGTAGCGACAAATGAAAATGACGCTTTAGAACAAATACAAACAGAAGAATTTTATAACACATTAAAAAGTTATTATTCTTACAGAGAGAATGACAAAAAGTTTAACAAGATGTCTCATGCAGATTTGTTAGATTATTTCTATGAAGACAGGTCTTGGAGAAATAACAATACTGTATCTATGGGTATGGATTTGTCTAACGTCATGGGTGAGGACAATGAACAAAGATTAAAAGAATTTGCATACATAGCACAAACCTATGAAAATTTACCATCATTTTGGAATGACCCAAATAGAAGTTTTGGTTCATGGTTAGTTGACAATGGTGGAGCTATGATAGCTGACCCAGTAAACCTAGTAGGTTTTGGTGTTGGTGGTCAGGTTGCGAAACAAGGTTATAAACAGGCACTTAGAGTTACTTTAAAAGATAAAATAGCAGGTGAACTAAATGAAAGAGCATTAAAAGAAGTTGCTAAACAAACACAAAAACAAGCACTAGGAAAAGCGATAGTAAAAGGTGGATTGTATGAAGGTGCAGTCAATACTGTTATTGCAGGTGGTCAAGATGCTTTACTACAAACGACAAACATAGAAGCAGGTATTCAAGATAAATATAATTACGGTAGAAGTGCTATTGCGTCAGCGGCAGGTTTTGGTTTTGGTACAGCTTTTGGTTCTGCATTTTCAGCAGGTGCTTTTAAAATGACTACCAATTCTCTTACCAAAAAAGGTGTTAAAAAATTATTAGAAATAGAAGCAAAAGGTCAAAGCAATATATCAGGTGCAAGATTGTTTGATGAGTTAATGCCTGACGAAACTACAAAAACACTTAGAAATAAACCACCTACAAAAACTACAAAAGAATATATCAATAAATTAGAAACGGATAAAATTAATCCTGACGATAAACCCCCTAAACTCCCAATCAATTTAACAAAACAACGTGGTAAATATGAAGCGTTTGTGAAAAACAAAACAGAAGAAGTAGGTGAATTACTTAAAAAGAAAAAGATTACTAGAGAAGAAATGATACAAGACGCTGTAGCGTTAGGTCAAGATAGAAAGAAATTTGAAGCAATGGCTAACGATATGGCAAATAGTGAAGCCTTTATAAAAGCATACGCAACTGTTATTGCACAAGCTGATGATATAAGAAGTGATTTTGATATGATAGGTGCGTTGTCTACTCAATTAAGTCAAAGAACAGAAGATTTAGCACCAGATGAAATAGGACAAATACTAAACAAGATTGAAGCTGTAGAACAAAGATTAGATAAAACTATTGTCCGTAAACAAAAATCAGGTGAAAACATTGCAAGAGCATTACAAGCAGGTAATGTAGATGCTGATGCTACAAGAGCGGCTAAACTTATAGCTGACCCTGAAGACCCTAAAATGGCGGCACTTAAAAGAGGCACACCAGAACAACGATTAGAATTTTACAGAGCTGTTGGTAAGTTAGCTGATAGAGACCAAATTATTAGAGCATTACAAAATGCAAAAGAAGTTGATAGATGGGACATAGCTACAGAATTTGTAAACAATAACCTTTTATCTTCACCCGATACACACATACTTAACATTGTGTCTGGGCTAGTGCAAACTCAATGGAAACCTGCCACCATGTTTTTAAGAGGTCTTAATATGACTTTAAAAGATAGTGACAGAGCAAAAGTAATTATGAGAGAAGCTCTACAAACTTACATATATCAATATGCTTACATAGGTCATGCTTTAAAAAGAGCTAGTAAATCATTTTACGAAGGCAGAGCAATACTCGATAGTAGGCAAATGAAGCATGACAGCACTATGAGACAAGGACAGCTACAAGATTTGTTTGATGCTTGGGGTGAAACAGTCACTAACCTTGTAGGATTAGATGGAACAAGTTTAGGTAAAATGGTTACGGGAACATTTAAAGGAGCAGGAAGAGTTATATCAGCTCCTATGAGAGTTCTTTCAGCAGGTGATGAATTTCTTAAATCTATGATGTTTAAAGCTAGAATGACATCTTTAGTAAATTCTAAAATATTAGAAGACAGTCCTGACTTGATGCCAATGAAAAATGACTTTACCGCAGGTTACTCTATACCGTTTAGAGAGAAATACAAAGCAAAAGCAAGAGAGATAGAAGCACAATATATTAAAGATAATGGCTCTGCTATTGAAGTAGATAAAACTGTAAATGCTAGATTAAACTCACCTTTATACTACGCTCAAGAAGGTTCATACACACAACACGTTGGTCAAATAAATCCAAACACAAAAGCTCTTGATGATAAACTTACTGGTAGTCTGTTAAGAATTGCTACAAAACATAAATCATTAAGATTATTAGGTTTACACTTTGTTAATACACCATCAAACTTATTAAGATGGTCAGCACAACATTTACCATTTTTAGGTAGATTTCAATTTCAAATGGCTCACATGTTAGCTGAAAAGAAATTAGGTAATGGTAAATTTAGAAGTGAAATTGCAAGAGGATTAAATCCATTTAGAAAAAAAGATTACATTAACCCTGAAGCGGCGGCAGAAGCAAAAGCTAGAATACAAATGGGTTGGGCTTTATGGGGCAGTGCAGTCTACTTAGCTATGTCTGGCAAAATTGTAGGTGGTGGAGATATTAATTACAAAAAACAAAAAGATAAAGAAGCTAACACTGGGGAGCAACCATACTCATACAAGACAGATGACGGAAGATATATCTCTTTAAACAGGTTAGACCCTATTATGATGCCATTCTTTATTGCGGCAGATGTAATTGCATTATTAAATAAAAGTTTAGAAACTACAGATGATTTAGACCCAGTAGTAGAAAAAGATACAACTGAGCTTATCATGGGAGTAGTAGCAACACTTACAAGAAACATTACATCTAAGTTCTATACAAAAAATATTTTAGAAGTAATACACATGATGACTTCAGATGATATTATGTTCTCAAAAAAACCAGAAAGATTTGGTACACAAGTTTTATCTCAGTTTGCTTACAAAGCATTTCCTTTATCAGGTGGTCTAAGATATGTAGACAGAGTTAATGATGAATGGGAAAGAGAATTATATACATTAGATGATAGATTAAGAATGTTAGTCAAAACACCATTTAGCAGTAAATCAGCAGTAATGCCTAAACGTAATATGTTTGGTGAAAAAATTAATAGAAAGAATGGTTGGTTGTTTGGATTAGGCGGTGAAAGTGGATTATGGTCATCACCATTTGCTATGACTAATTTTAAAAATACAAAAACAGCTCAATTTATTAGAGAAAGAGATTTTAAATACACTCACCCACAAATTAGTATTAGAGTTAAAGGTGACAATACATCTATAAATTTAAAAGATTTAAGAAATGAAAAAAACCAGACTGCATACGATAGAATGCTTGAAATTAAAAATGAGACTACCGTTGATGTTAATGGTGTAATAGTTTTTAATAAAGCATCATTTAAAGGCAAACAATACACTTTAGCTGAGTATGTAGAAAAGATGATATTAGACCCACAAAGTTCTATTTATCGTCACCCATCTGGTACAATCAATGGTAAAGATTTACAAGCTCAAGTAATTATAGATTTTGTTCATAAAATTGACAGACATTCTAAAGAACAAATGATGAAAGAGTTTCCTGAGTTTAGTGATAGAAAAAAAGCTCTATTTGAAAACAAAGCTAAAAAATACAACGAGCATTACAAAACGCTAGAAAACCTAGCAAACAACTAAACTTACACTTTTAGTAAAACCCAATCAAAAACATAAGGAAAATTACGCATGGCAAATAGTTTTGTACGTTATACAGGTAATAACAGTACAACATCATATTCTATACCTTTTAGTTATAGAGCCACAAGTGACCTTACAGTTACATTATCAGG